AAGGAGAATAAAAAATGGCAACACCGAATCTTGTAAATATAGCAACGATCACACCTAAAAATGCTATGGGTAGTTTATCTGATACAAACAGAACTACTATGATTGATGTCCCTGCAGAAACTGCAGTAAGAATTGATACAATATTATTAGCAAATATTGATGGAACTAATGCTGTTGATGCAACAGTAGAAATCAGTAATGACAATGGTTCAACTTATTATAAAATTGCAAGCACAATCTCTGTGCCTGCAGATTCAACATTAGATTTAATTGCAAGACCTATCTATTTAGATGAAACAGATTTAATAGCTGTTACAGCTGGTGCTGCTAACGATTTAGCTTTTCACGTTTCTTATGTAGAAATGGTTGATTAATAAATTTTAGGGAGGAAAGAAAAACAATGCCAAGAATTATAAAATCAGCAAAAGGAACTTTTAACTCATCAACTATCACTGTTGACTCAAGTGGCAGAATTGTTGATGCATCCTCTGGAGCAGGGGCAGCAGTTATGAAACCTGTTTTATATGCTGAAGGACCAGCATCTGGAACATTTAATTCAAACGGAAATCAAGTCACAGTTTACGCTGCTTCAGGAGGAGGCGGTGGAGCTGGAATGTCTGAATCTGGATCAAATAATATTTTTGGAGGAGATGGTGGCTATGGAGTTCAAGGTATTTTTACTAGCGATATTACACCTCCTTTTTCACAACCTTATGCAGTAGGAGCAGGGGGTTCTAATGGAAATAATGGACCGGGAAGTCAAGGAAATGATGGGAGCGATGGAGGAGCAACAAGTATTGCTAATTTATTTTCTTTAAATGCTGGCACTGGTGGTAATAACGGTGGAGAGAATTCAAATGGAAGTGATGGATCGCCAGGTAATGTTGGTAGTGGAAGTTTTTTAAGAACTGTTAATTTTGGTGCTAACCATGATTTAAAAAACACTATATCAAATACTTTTACATTTGGCTCGCCGGCTGCTTATGGAGCTAGAGGAGATGGTGGTGCTCGAAATCAATCTGGTATGCAAACAGTTTCATCTGGTAGAAAAGGACTGTTATACGTATTTGATAACTCATAGTAATTATGGCAAAACATTTATTATTTCAAAACAATAGACTTCACGCGATGGCAAATGAAGATGCTAAATCAGATTTCATAGTTAGCATGTCTACAACTGTTACTGCAAAAACAGTAAGTGATGAAGATTATAAAAATGTAGGAGTTAAAAATAAAAGAGCAACTTTAGACGGTGATACAATTGTTTACACAGATAAAGGGCCTGCAGCTGCTGATATTACAGATGCAACAGAAGCACAAAATCGTTTAGCAACCGTAATAAATGAATTAATAATAAACATAAAAGAAAAAGCTCAACACAATTATGATTCAGATGCAGGTGCTTACCTTCGAAATTTTGTAGCATTTTTACAAAATATAGATACTTCTGCAGTTTCTTCTTGGGATGCGAACGACAACGTATTGGAATATATTTATAATCTTTCAGATTGTCCTCAAATTTTTGTTGACGAAATATATTTCTAGTTTACTTTTTTTATAAAAAAGTTATACTTATTGCATGAATTTAGAAAGTTATATTAAAGATTACGATAATACTTTANCTTTAGAAAATATATCATCATTAATTAAATGGTCTTTGACACAATCTTTTGATNACGCAGGAATAGGTGGAAAAAATACTGTANATAAAAAAATAAGAAATGTTGAAATGATAGATCTTATTAGTTTTGATAATAAATCAAAAACAAAAACTCATTGGGGTAGCTATTTAGGAAAATTTTTTCAAAAAAAATTTGATGAATATAGTAAAGAAATATCTCCTTTTGTAGGAACAGGAATGTCAGCTATAAGTAGCATACATCTTTTAAAATACAGTCCAGGGTGTCATTATAAAGAACATGTAGATAATTACACATCTAACCCTAGAATTCTTTCTGCTATTTTATTTTTAAATGATGATTATGAAGGTGGAGAAATAGAGTTTTTTGAGCCTAGAAAAAAAGAATTAGTTGCAAGAGTAGAGCCTCAATCATCTAGATTAATTATTTGGCCTAGTGATTTTTTATATATTCATAAGGTTAATCCGGTAAAGAAAGGTAAAAGATTTACAATAGTAGCATGGGCATCATAAGAAAAGATTTTAGGTATAAGGTGATAAAAAACTTTCTTTCAAAAAAAGAATTAGAATTAGGTAGTTATTATTTTCATTTAAAACACAAAAGAAATTTAACTGAATTTGATACAATGCAAAATAATAATGGAGACAGTATGTTTTATGCAGATTGTTTTTCTGAAACTATTTTAATTAATAAATTAAAGTTAATGGAAAAAGAAACTGGATTAAAATTATTGCCTACTTATTCATACACTAGAATGTATACATATAATGCAGAGTTAAAACCACACACAGATAGACCCTCTTGTGAGATTTCTGCCACTGTTAAATGGGATAGTGATGGAACAAAATGGCCAATACGTATTAATAATAAAAATATTGAAATGCAAAACGGAGACGCAGTTATTTATTTAGGGTGTGAAGATAATCACTCTAGAGATAATTTTAAAGGAGATTTTCATTTACAAACTTTTTTACATTATGTAGATTCTAATGGACCATATAAAGAATATATTTTTGATAAAAGAAATAGAAAGGAGTCTCCAGAAATATAATGAAACAAGAAAAACGATTTATAAAAATTAAAGATCATATAGGTATATTTGATAATTTTGTAGACTCAAAAACTTGTAAACGTTTGATAACAATTTTTGAAAAAGATAAAAATAATAGAGCTTATACTAGAAAAAAACACGAAGGAGCTCATAGTAAGATTAAAAAAGATTTAGCTATTAGTTTTAACACTTATAACAATTGGACTAGAGAGTTAGAGGAAGTTTGTAAATCTTTAAGAGAAATTTTAGAAATATATGAAGATAAAACTTCATTTTGTGATTTTACAGACATTAGAGAGTTACAATTTACAAGTATTAAAATACAAAAAACAATTCCAGGTGAAGGTTATCATGTATGGCATTGTGAAAAAAACTATCAAACAAATGATTGTAGAAGAGCTTTAGTATGGACTTTATATTTAAATGATATTGAAGAAGGGGGAGAAACAGAATTCTTATTGCAAAACCAAAGAGCTCAAGCTAAAGAAGGTAGAATATGTGTATTTCCAGCTAGTTTTCCTTTTGTGCATAGAGGCAACCCACCTTTAAAAAAAAATAAGTACATAGCAACTTCATGGTGGTTATCGAGGTAGTATGCAATTTAGATTTACAGAAAAACATTTAAAATTAAAATTTTCATTAAAAGAACTTTTATTAATAATATTAAGAGGCGGTAATTTTTTACTAGATAGAAAATCTTGCTATGAATTTTCAGTTGTTCTTCAAAGTGTTATACAAAGAGCTATAATGAAATATGGTGATGGAAAAGAACATGGGGTTCTTGAAGATAAGGATCCTGTAGATAATCCTTTAAAATAAGTAGTTTAAAACCTTTAAAATCTGTGATATTAGCTATAATACTATTGGAGAAAAGGATATAAATGCTGCAAAAGATAGGATTTCAACCAGGTATTAATAAACAAATTACACCCACAGGAGCAGAAGGTCAGTGGGTAGATTGTGATAATGTTAGATTTAGGTATGGCACACCTGAAAAAATTGGTGGTTGGAACCAATTAGGTGGATCTGGAGCTAATGAATTAACGGGTGCTGGTAGAGGACTACACCAATTTATTAATAGTTTATCTAGAAAATATTCTATTATAGGAACTAATAGAATTTTATATGCTTTTTCTGGAGGAGTATTTTACGATATACATCCTATAAAATCTACAACTACACTGACAAGCGCGTTTACAACAACTAACGGATCACCAACTGTGACAATAACTTTTAGTACATCTCACGGTATAAACCCTCAAGACATAATATTATTAGATAATTTTACTACAATAACAGGTTCTAATTTTGGTGCTTCTGATTTTGATGATAAAAAATTTATGGTAACAACTGTTCCTACAAGCACAACACTAACTATTACAATGCCTTCTAATGAATCAGGATCTGGTGCAACAACATCAGGTGGTATAAGAGTACAACATTATTATCCTGTGGGACCAGCGGTGCAAGCAAAAGGATTTGGTTGGGGTCTAGGATCTTGGAGTGGTGAAGATACCTCTGCTTTAACAACAACTTTAAATGGAGCGTTGTTAGATGATACTGCAGGAACAGGTGGATCAGGGACATCTATAACTTTAACAGATGCCTCACAGTTTCCAAGTTCAGGTACAAACTTTATTCAAGTTGGAAATGAAGAAATTTCTTATACGGGTGTTTCTGGAAATAATTTAACTGGTATTACAAGAGCTGTTAGAAACTCTACAAGGTCAGCACATAGTGATGGTGCTACAGTTACAAACTCTTCAGACTTTGTTGCATGGGGAGAGGCAGCTTCAGGTGACTTGGTTCTTGAACCAGGGATGTGGTCATTAGATAATTTTGGTGATAAAGCTATTTGTCTTATTCATGATAGTGCTGTTTTTTCTTGGGACTCTAGTTTATCAAATGCGACAGATACAAGAGCAACCATTATAACTGGTGCACCTACAGCATCAAGACATATGGTTGTATCAACACCAGATCGTCACTTGGTTTTTTATGGAACAGAGACAACTATTGGAACACCAAGTACACAAGATGATATGTTTATAAGATTCTCTGATCAAGAAGATATAAACACATATACACCGACAGCAACTAATACAGCTGGCACACAAAGACTGGCTGACGGATCACAGATCAGAGGAGCGATTAGAGGTCGTGACGCAATCTATGTTTGGACTGATACAGCATTATTTACTCAACGTTTTGTTGGTCAACCGTTTACGTTTGCATTTGCACAAGTAGGAACTAACTGTGGACTTGTTGGACAGAACGCATGTGTAGAAGTTGATGGTGCTGCATATTGGATGTCAGAAAATGGTTTTTTTAGATATGCTGGTAAACTAGAATCGCTACCATGTTTAGTAGAAGATTTTGTTTATGATAATATAAATTTAGATTCAGGTAATCAAATGGTGTCTGCTGGATTAAATAATTTATTTGGTGAAGTTATGTGGTTCTATCCAGAATCAAATTCTTCAGTAGTAAATAGAATGGTTGCATATAATTATTTTGACTCATCATCACAAAGACCTGTATGGACTGTAGGTAGTTTAGCAAGAACAATGTGGAGAGACTCTGCAGTATTTGGTAAACCACATGCTTTAGAATATGATGCAGATACTGACACATCTTTTGATGTGGTGGGAAACACTGAAGGTAGAACAAGCTACTATGAACATGAAACAGGGACAGATCAAAATAGAAACGGAACTATTAGTGCAATTACTGCAAATATTTTATCTGGAGATTTTGATATCACACAACAAAGAGCAGCAACAGGTCAAAGCACAGGTGTTGCAACATTTAGAGGAGATGGTGAATTTATCATGAAGATAAGAAGATTTATACCAGATTTTATATCACAAACAGGAACAACCAGAGTTACATTAAATTTAAGAAACTTTCCAAATGATTCAGCAGCTAGTTCATCATTAGGTCCATTTGATATTACAACTTCTACTCAAAAAGTAGATACACGTGCTAGAGCAAGAGCTATAGCGTTAAAAGTAGAAAACACATCAACTAGTCAAAATTGGAAGTTAGGAACTTTTAGATTAGACACACAACCAGACGGACGAAGATAATGGCAAAGATAGTACAAGTATTGACAAGAGCTAGTGAGGAGTATGATCTAACTGTGGCTGAATCACAAGTTAGAGACCTTGATGCAATAGTAGAAAAATTAAACACTACATTTCAAGAGGAATTAAAACAGGAGGTAGAAGCGTTTAACTTCTTTATAAATTAATGGCTAATAGTTTTAAAAATAAAAAAGTAGATTTAACAACAACTGATCTTACAACTTTGTATACAGTGCCAAGCGCAACCACTACTGTTGTAAAATCTATATTAATATCAAACGATGCAGGATCTAGTTGTAACATAGATATAACGTTAGTAGATGCATCTTCTAATATATTTAGTTTATTCAAAACTAAAGCAGTGGATACTAATACTACAACAGAATTATTAACACAGCCTCTTGTGATGGAGGAGAGTGAGATACTTAAAGTACAAGCTTCTGACGCGAACGAGCTGCACGTCATAGCTTCAATATTAGAAATACAGCCACGAGAGGTAACAACATAATGATTGAATTACAACCTGATAAGATAATAGAAAAGATAACAAACAAGAAAACAGGTGAAAAATACAAGAATGATAAGGAATGGAAAGATAAGGGTATATCACCAGATGACATACAAAAAGATGTAACTGTTATAATGCCAAGCCTTGATTTATTAGGAGAAACAAAATAGAATAGAACGATGGCCATAACTAGATCACAAATAGCAAAACAATTATTACAACAAGGCGGTAGAGCAGGATTTCAAGAAGGTGGTGGAATCGAACAAAGATTAGAACAACTAGGTGGTGATGTATCTTCTGCAGAACAAATGTTACAAGGTATTAATCAAAGATTAAAAACAGCTGAATCTAGTTTAGGTTCAGGTGGAGGTATTGGTGGTTTACCAAGTATTGGTGGTTCTTCTTTAGCTGCTGATGTTTTTACATCCGCAGGTGCAACAGGTGGACCACAAGTAACAGCAGAGAATTTAAAAAATATGGCATTAACAAGACCAATTAATGCTGACTTACCAGATAAATTAATACCCGCTTTAAATACTCCTTTAGTTGATAATATGGGATTTAATTTTCGTCAACCAGGAGACATGGGAAGATACGTTGCGGATAATGATCCAGGTGGGATAATGGCAGGATATTCAAGTTATCAAGATTATTTAAACGCTGGAAATGATCCGGTAGAAAGAAAACAAGGACCACAACCATTACCTGCAAATGTTGGAGTTTTTCAAACAGGACAACCAATTCAAATGTCAGCTCAACAAGCTTTAGAAAATCAAGGAAGAATACCTTCTTTATCTTTAGAAGAATTATATCCTAACGTAGGGCAAAACCAAATTAATTTTTTTAGACCTGAAAATTCTACTCTTCGAAGCGGCATACCAGCAGCAGGTTACGCGGATGGTGGTAATGTTGTGGGTGGTGAGTTTGATTTTGAATCTGCAAGACAGATGTATGGTTTAGGTAAACTTGTTAAGAAAGTTACAAGATCAGTTAAGAAGATTGCAAAGTCACCAATAGGTAAAGCTGCATTGTTATATACAGGTGTAGGTGGTTTAGGAAGCATTGCTAAAGGAGGAACTTTTTTTAGTAATTTTTTAAATCCAGTACAACAATTTAAAAGCATAGGGTCTATATTTACTAGACCTGGATTAGAAAATATAATGGCAAGAGCAAGATTAGGAACATTGAGCACCACATCAGATGCTATGAAACCTGTATTTGAAAAAAACTTTTTAGGTAAAGTTTTAACAAGTCCTACAGCATTAATAACAGGAGCATCAGCAATAGCAGGAATGTTAACGCCAGAACAAGAAGAGGAGGCACAAGAATTAGCAAGAGATGAAGGTATAGATATAGAAGCAGCTAGACAATCTATTTTAAACCCTGGAACTTCACAAGATTTTAGAGCTTTAGCATTTAGAGCTGAAGGTGGACCTGCAGAGGGTAAAGAACCAGTAGCCAAAAAAACTATGCCACTATTAGATATGGGTGGACAAGAGATGGATTTAAGAGCTGAAGGTGGCTTTGTGCCAATAGGACGTATGGAAAAAGCAGATGATGTTCCTGCAAGATTATCAAAAAATGAGTTTGTATTTACAGCTGACGCTGTTAGAAATGCAGGTGACGGAGATGTGGACAAAGGCGCAGAAGTTATGTATAACATGATGAAGAACCTCGAATCCGGAGGTGAAGTATCAGAGGAATCGCAAGGATTAGAAGGCGCACGTAAAATGTTTCAAACATCACAAAGATTAGAGGAAGTATTATAATGGCTGTACAAACTACAAGAACTTTACCACCACAATTTGTTGAAGATTTAGGAAAAGATTTAGCAAAACAGGTTACTGCACAATCGGGTGTTCCTGTTGTTGCAACAGGTTTAGCTGGTGTAACGCAACAGGCAGGTGAGTCAGCAGAAGATTTTGCAGCTAGACAACAAGCAGCGAGAGAGTTTACAACAAGACAACAAAGTCTAGCAGGACTTGCACCACAGGTAGCACAACAAGATGCATTACAAACACAAGCACAACAAGTTGCACAAGCAGGGATAGGTTCTTTTCAACCATTTTTAGATAGAGCACAAACACAAGCACAATTAGCCGCTGGATTAGGGACACAGGCCCTTGGACAATTAGGTGGAGTTGAAACAGGAGCACAAGCATTTCAACAAGGTGTACAAGATTTTATGTCACCATATCAGTCACAAGTGATTGACGCAACACTCGCAGAATTTGATCGTAACAAAGCTATACAAGAACAGAGTATACGAGATCAACAAGCAAAATTGGGTGTGCTCGGCGCTGGTCGAGCGGGCGTACAACTCGCCGAGTTCGGTACGGGGGCGGCAAGAGAACGTGCATTGTTACAAGCAGGGCTCTTGCAACAAGGTTTTGGTCAAGCACAGGCCGCAAGACAACAGGACATAGCAAATAGATTTGGTCTTGCAGCAGCTACACAAGGACTAGGTGGATTTCAATCTGGTTTAGCTGGACAACAAGCAGCACTCGGTGGACAACAACAAACATTAACTGGTGGCGATGTAAGACAACTTGGAACATTGGGCGCACTGAACCAAGCTCAACAACAGGCACAACTAGATGCACAAAGAGAAGCGGCAAGACAGGCAGCATTTTTACCACAAGAACAATTAGATAGATTTGCTGGACAGGTAACAGGAATTATGGGAGGATACCCTGGACAATTTCAATCAACAATAACACCTAATCCTACACCATTACAGACTGCATTAGGTCTTGGTACAACACTTGCAGGTATCTATGGTGCAACAAGACCAGATGCTAAAACTACTTTTAATTTTTAATTATGAATAGAACTTTAAAAAGACCAATGTTTAGAATAGGTGGATCAGCAGGGACTGGTATCACATCAGGGCTAGATAGACCACAGAAAATGGCCAAGGGTGGTAGAATAGAATATAACCAAGGAACAACACCTAACTTTCAATTTTCTGGTATGCCAGGTTTTTTAACTGGTCTTGGTTTAAACCTTTTAGCAACACCACCACAAGGTAATATATTTCAAACAACTGCAGTGGCTGCAAGAGATCCTTTTAATAGATTACAAATAAGTCAAGCAGAAGCAAGAAAGACAGCGAGTGATAGAGCGTTTGCAAGAGAACTAGCTCAAGAAGAAAGAGAGTTTGAAGAAGGACAATTAGAGAAAAGATTAGCTGCACAAGAGAGAATAGCTGGTATGGATAAAACAGATACAACTAAAAGAATACAAGAAATTGCAGATAAAAACTACGATGGTGACACGATAAGAGCACAAAGAGAAGTAGACTTTGCAACTAAAACATATCCTGGTTTAGTGGATGAGTATGGACAAGAGTCAGTGGCTACGACTGTAATAGATTCTTCTAGTTTACAAAAACCAAACGATATTCAAAGATTTGTAAAACAAAATCCACAACTAGCGCGTCAAGTTGTATACGATGTTAGAACAGGTAAAGCCATAAGATTTGTAAAAGATCAAACAGGTAAATTTGCAATTGTTCCAGCAGACAGTGCAGATATAGATACAACTGGCAAAGGACAACCAGCACCAATAGAAAATCCAGGGTTGTTTGGTCAACCAACAAAACCTGGTAGAGAATTAAAAGAAATTCTTCCAGAATTTAGAGACCCAGGGTTTGACGAGGAATTTTACCAATAGGAGTAAACCTTGGCAAAATATGTCCCATTATCAGAAGCAGAACTAAATAGTGAGAGTAGTATATTCTCATCTGTTGCTGCCGGTTTTGCATCTGGTTTATTAAAAACTGTAGAAGGAGTTGTGTCTTTAGGTGCAGAGTTAATTGATCTTGGGGCAGATTCTAATACAGCAGCAAGTGTTGAACAATTTTTTGATGATGTAAATATATTTGAAGATACAGCACAAGATAGAGTTGCTGGTAAACTCGTAGAAGTGTTTACACAGATAGGTATACCAGGAACAGCAGGATTTAAAGCTGCAACAAAATTAGCTGATAAGGCAATAAAAGCAAAAAAATCTGGTAACTACGTAAATGCAAGAGCCAAATCTATTCAAGATGGCATGAAAACAGCACAATCATTAAATGATAGAATACCAGGTAAAACAAAAAGATTTGCAGCTGGTGTATTTGGTGGTGCAGCCGGTGAAACTTTAGTTGCAGATGTAGAAGAAATTGGAACGTTTGGTGATTTCTTTGATGGACCAACAGCAATAGATGATAGAGAAACATTTGGTAGAGAAGAAGCAGGCAGAAGAATATTAAATAGATTAAAGTTTGGTACAGAATCTATATTTATTACACCATTTGTGTATGGTGTAGGCACAGGTGCAAAAGCTCTTGCAAAAAGAGGCAAGGATCTTGCATATAGTGATAGTGCATTTGAGAGATGGATAGATAAATATATTGGTTCACCATTTAGACCTAGAGGTGATTTACCAACAGAGGTATTTGAAGCAGAAATGGCAAAAGCTGGACTAAAAGCAAGAGATACTTTTAGGGCAAAAGAAATTGTAGAGAATATAACAAGAGAAGTAGACAAGATATTTCCTAGAACAGGTAAATTTTTTGACACAACTACAAATAAAGAACAAGTAGATTTTTACAAAAAGATAAATGATGTATTGTTTGAAGGTGATTTGACTAAACCAATAAATCCAAAAGCATCTGATGATTTAATTAAATTATTAAAAAATAAAGATATACCAGAAGAATCTATTACTAACATAGTGACAAATCTAAACGGTGCAAGAAATGAGTTTACTAATTTAATTGAGATATTAAATAGAAACGCAGGAACAAAAATTTCTGCAGGTGCAAAAGATTTACAAGCTATTATGAAAGATAGAATCGAAGGATGGCTAGGTGGCACGTATAGAATATTTCAAAAGCCAAAAGGTTTATTTAAGTTATTTCAAAAATTTAAACCAACAGATGAGGCGTATGCAAGATCTATAAACTTGTTTAGAAGATATCTTGCACAAACAGATAACACAAGAAAAACACCGGTAAAATTAGAAGAAGATCAGTTTGGACAATTTGTTCCTGAAGGCACAGAATATTACGAAAAAGCAAAATTTTTAGTTGATGATATTATTAATCAAGCACAAGTTAAAAAGAAACCTGGTGGTCTACCAGATATTACGTATCAAAATGCTACAGCCATGTCCAAAAAGAAAACTTTTGAAGGTATACCAGGTAGAGGTAGTAAAGTATTTAGAGAATTATTTGGTGAAATAGAAGATCCAAGATATTCTATATTTAATGCAATGACTAACTTATCTGCCGTTGCAAGAACAGCTACATATCTTGATGATGTTGCAGCACAAAATAGAAAAGTACAACAAGATGGTGGTAGAGGTTTTTTCTGGGATACAGAGGATATAGCAAAAGAGGCGGTGCAATCACCAACAACTGGTATTCAGATAGTTAAGTTAGATGAAGTAGTGCAAAAATTACCTGGTGGTAATACCATTGCAAACCCACTGTCTGGTAAGTTTACAACAAAAGAGATAGCTGATGGTATAAAAAATGCAAACGATATAGGTGCAGGTCTTACATCGGTTATTAGAGGTAGAGAAGGTGCTAATCCTGCAGAAAAAGCAGTGACATGGTTTTACAGAAATTTATTATTATTTCCAAAAGGTATATCACAATTGGCAAAAACAGTTTTATCGATACCTACACACTTACGTAACTTTTTTAGTGCTGGTGCATTCGCTGGTGCTAATGGTATATTGTTTGAAGGACTAACTAATCCTGGTCTATTAGCTAGAGCATTTAGAGAAGGTGTAGATACGTCTGCATTATTAAAACTAGGACCAAACTCTGCAGAAGCACAAGCAGCATACAGAGAACTGTTAGAACTTGGAGTTGTAAATTCACAAGTGCAAATAGGAGATCTAGTTAATCTATTAAAAGATGCAACAGGTAATCCAGGTGTTGTATCTACAGATGCAATACTAAAACCTTTTATGACTAAATTAAAAAAACTTGGTAGTTTCTTTCAAGGTAAATATGTTGCAGAGGATGATACATGGAAAATTACGAACTATGTTGTTGAGTTAGATAGATTAAAACAATCTGCAGTGAAACAAGGTATTCAATTAACAGATGATGTAGTTAAAGGTTTAAAACAAGAGGCAGCTAACATTGTAAAAAATACTGTACCAAATTATGCGTACGTTGGATCTGCGGTTAAGACAGCAAGAATACTACCGATTGGTAACTTCATGTCGTTTCCTGCAGAAATGATTAGAACAACTACTAATATTGCAGAGCAAGGTTTAAAAGAAATGAGACATATACCAGCCGCAGGAGAAAAAATTATAGGAAGCACAGTTACACCATACGTTAATATAGAAGGTAAAGGTCTTGTTAAAAACAATAATCCTATGTATGGCACAGGATTTAAAAGATTATCTGGTATGGCTACAACATTAGTTGTTGTGCCACAAGTAGTCGTAGAAGGAGCAAAAGCAGTCTACGATGTAACTGAAGATGAAATACAAGCATTACGTCAGTTTGTTCCAGAGTGGTCTAAAAACTCTACACTTGTCCCTATTAGAACAGATGATGGAGAGCTACGTTATATAGACTTCAGTCACAGCAATGCATACGATGTAATAGCTAGACCTTTTAGAACTTTAGTTAATAATATTATTGCGGGTGAAGCAACAGATCAAACATTGTTATCTGGTTTTGTTGATGGTGTAAACCAAGCAGGCGCCGAGATAATGAATCCATTTATATCAGAGTCTATATGGACAGAGGCTGTAACAGATTTAACTGTTAGAGGTGGTAGAACAAGTGAAGGTAGACAACTGTACACGGACCAAACACCAGCAGGAAACAAAGCTGCAATTAGATTTTTACA